GTCGGGGGATGAGGTCAACAGGAAGTTTGTTGCGACAGTACTTGATAACTTAGTTAACTTTGCGTAGTAGGTAAGTTCGCCTGTGTACGCTGTGTCAGGGGATGGGACAACGCGAATCTGACTCCCAACGATGCTGAAGTAGATTGGCTTTCCTGCCGCGTTTGTGCGTGATGCCAATACATCCAACGAGTCCATAGTCTCGAACTGCATCGGAGTCACTGGGTTTGTATTTAACTTGAAAGCCCGTGTCTCAAGGAAGTTGTCAGGGACCGCGCTGTACTCGCTGTTGATGAACGCATCCGCACGGACAATCATCTGACGTGTACGCAAGTTGCGTTCAATCTGGGCCTCGGCCAGAGAGATGAAGTCAGGGATTGCAGCCGTCAGGTCGGCACGGACAAGCCAGTCCGCTACTGATGCCTTGAGTTCGGTGTATGTCGTGAGAGCCATTAGGTAGCCTTTTCCTTTTCCTCAAGGTCACGCATGACCCATGTGTGGTCGTGCTTGAATTCAAACGTCCCAATGTGGCCAATTTCTTTAGACACATCGTGGTCAATCCATATCTTAAACCCTGCGGCCTGTGCCTTACGGCAAAAGAAAATATCCTCTCCAATGTAGCCACGTTTATCGGTGCGCCAGGGAGTCTCAAACCAAGGCTCTGTCAACGCCTCAAAGACGTTGCGCTTGATGAGCATCACGCCCATGCCGATGCTGCCAACTTCCTCAACGCCTGTAGATTCGGGCATTGTGTAGACCAACTCGCGCTCTCCGTCAGGGCCGTACTTCTGAGCCGTTGGACCTGTGGGCATCCTGCGACGTGCGCAGTTGGTGGCCACGATGTCAAGGTCGTGCTTTAGCAGCCTCTCAATCATGTCCTGTGGGAATGTCATGTCTGAGTCAATGAACAGGACGTGGGTGCAGTTCTCGCGCATTGCGTCAAGGCAAAGGTCTGCTCGTTGGTTTTGGATCAACGTACCCTGCATGATCTTCAGAGCAATTGCGTCTGTGGTGTTCAGGGTGTGGTACGCCACCATGTTGACCATGCAATAGGTGTAGTTTGCGTGGACCATGTCACGCGCTGGGGTGCAGACTGCAATGTAATTCATACTTGTCCTGGGCGAGTTCTAAAGTAGCGGTTTTCGGGGTCGTTTAACCAGCGTTTCATGTACGCGTCATCGTCCAACTTACCCTGCGCCTTGAGTTCAAAATAGATACTCAAAGGAATGCTCGCAACCTTATTCCACTCTCCATACTTGGAATGCTTCTCTTGCAGGTTGAAGTCATCCCTGTTCTCTTCAATGATCGCAGTGATGTCCTGCTTAGTCTCAATGGTCGCCTCATCGGTTTCCGAGTTGTAGTGCCATGTACGATTAAGGTTCAAGGCATCATTGCGATCAAAATGTTTGGATTCAATCATCTAAAAAAAGAGCCAGGTTTCCCTGGCCCTTTCCCTTTACTTTTAAGAAGTAGTCAAGTCAGCAGCAATGCCGTGAGCATTCTCTGCCAACACTTTGTGACCGAACTCAACGATCAACATACGCTTCTCAGCGTCACCAGTCTTAGCCAACTCAATTTGTTGGTAAGGACGGAGAACGGTCATCTTTGCGTAATCAGGATCGATCACGAAAGCGTCACGCTCGCGCTGGAATCTATTGGCGATGACCGAAACATTTCCGAAGTCACTTACATAAATATCAACTGCGCCCACCAATGTTGCTGGCTTTGCGCCACCATCAATGTTGAAACGAGAAGATGCAATGCCGGAGAAACCGGATACGCGCTGCTTGTTGACAGGACCAACCATCAAGATTTTTGGAGTGCCGCCAGAAGTCCATACTTGCTGGATGACGTTCTTCAAAATTGTCTCAGTGAAGGTACGGACGTTGCCGTCTGTACGTGCGCTGCTTGGCAAGGTTGTGTACGATGGGCTTGCACCATTGGTCTGCATATCAACGTTAGTCTTCAAGAACGCTTGCAAGGATGCAGTAGTGCGAGCAACGGTAGTGCTACCAGCGGCAGCGACTTGGGCGTTGAGCATACTGAACTCTTGGTCACGCTTCAATTCAGAACCGCGCTTGGCAATCTGATAAGCCAACTCAGAACGACGGCCTGCCTTGTTAACCACTTCTTCAGTCGCGGACAAGATGATTGTCTTGCGAGAGATTTGAGCGTAGTTTTGCAGACGGACAGTGGCAGTCACTGCGTCGAACGAGGTGACATCGTCTCCCTCGAGTTGAGCATTGGCGGCAGCCGCTGCTAAAACATCGGATTGATATTCAAACAAACTATTGGTGACGTTTTCACGTCCAATGTTTGAAATATATGGGACATCTTCCGGTGAGATGTTAGTAATAACATTCGAAAGGTCTTCCCGAATACCCTTTGCAGAGTAGGTGGTAAAGGTGTTAGCAACAATAGCCATTTAAGTGCCTCATTTCAGTAGAAGTTCAATTGCGGCGGCTGCGTCTTGGACGCGGCCGGTTTTTGCAAGACGCTTTTGTGCGAGAGCATTCCCAGTTGACTGTGAGACGCGACCTGCTGCACCAGGCTTGGCAGGGCGAGGGCCGTTGTTGACTACCGGTTTGATGTTGCCCCTTTTGGACATCATCTGTTCGTACAGGGCTGCTTTACGCAGTACCGATACGACTCGGTGGTCAAATATGTTCTTCAGTTCATCAGGTGCAAATCCAGCCTTTTGGCCGAACTCGATCAGCATAGACTTCTCGGCTTTTGCCTTCTCTGGATCGCTCCATTGAGGCAGTGCCTTCAGCAACTGTTCTTGCTCGTGAGCGAGAAACTGCTGCATCGTCTGTGCTTGCTCCTGCTGTGAAATCTGATTAAGTCGTTGCTGTTCGGATTGAATAGCACGTGCCTTCTCTTGGTTTTCACGCATCACCTCTTTCTGCCGTACCCATTCGATGGGGTCCTCTTGGTAGAGACGGTCCCAGTCGATCTGTGGCTCGGCTGCTTGCTGAACTTGAACTTGCAACGCTCCAAGTAACTGAGCGTACTGACTACGCTCGGCACGGATTGCTTCAGCCTCTTGCTCGACTTGCTTGCGCACTTCGGCAATTTGCTGCGTCTTCCGTGTGTAGTCCTGTGTTCGTGAGTAACCCTTCTGAAGTTCGTCCAACGTCACTGATACTTCTTGTCCGTCAACTTTGACGGTGAAGGTCTGTGGCTGGGTTTCCTCCTCGGATTCCTCATTCTCTTCAGACTGTTCGTCGTTCGTTTCGTTATCGGCTGCGTCTGCACTCTCCGATAATTCTTCGTCCAACGCCGCAGAGTCGGATTGCTCCTCCTCTATTTGCGCCTCGTCAATTGACTGTTCTCCCTCATCGGGCAGTATTGAAGAGATTGCATTCACCGCTTCGGTGATACTCATTGGCCCTGCTGGGACACTTCCTTGTGGGGTTGGTGTTGTTGACATGGCTACTTTCTAATTACTTACTGACACGCTCGATGGCACGTTGTGCCACCTTTGCGTTGTCCATCATTTTTGATAATTCTATTTTCAGATTCTCAATTGCCTTGAGCATAGACCAAGCGATCTCACGTTTGGCTGACTCCTCTGGCTTGGTAGACCTGAAAATCCAGACCTGATCTGCCTCCATCTTGTTGATGGCAGTGTTGAAGGACTCATCCTCCAAAAACTGTTTGGCTTTCAAGCCCTTGCGAACTATTTCTTCATCATTCATTTACGCCATTCCTGTAGGGTTGATGGGCGCAGCCATAGGTTGCATCGCCTGATTGACGATATTTGCCTGTTGCTGCAATACTTCTCGATCCATGTCCTGCGCAGCCTTAATCTCCGCAGTACTGATCTGTGTGTTGTACTTTAACTCAAGTTCGTATTTCTTTAGTAGTCCATCTTGTGCCATTTGGTCACGACGGAAGTCGTCATCACGCATCATCTGATCGCGCTTAAGTTCCAACTCAGCCGCCTTCTTCTGAATGTCGGCTTCAATTGACTTGGCTTGGACATCTGCCAGCACCTGTTCAGGTGTTGGTTTTGGCTCTGGGGCTGGTGGTGGCTGGTAGTCGGCAGGGATTGCGTTGAAGTATTGGCTGGTGTCGGCAAAGCCGGACATTTCCACAATCTTGCGCAATGTGTAGGCGTACTGGGACGGGGTCACTAATGGGTTCTGTGGTCCGAGTTGGGTCAGAGCCTCCTGCTGCTTTGCGGAGATCATCATCAGGGATTGCATACGCTCGTTGGTGTCGCCGTTGCCAAGCCCGATGTTGATATTTACGTCCATGTTGGAGTTCCACGCACGGGGGTCGATCTCCACAAACTCGTTGCGCAGGCGAATCATTCGAGGCTTGTCCTGGTGCGTCGTCATCAGGAACAGGATTCCCTTAAAGAGTTTCTTCATGCCCTCGGCCATCAGACGTGCCGTGAGTTCAATCCGACCTTGGCTTGCGCTGATGGTGGCCGCAACTGCCGCCTTGGTGCTGGACTGTAACGCGTCAGCGTTCAGACCCATCGCCGC